GTAGCAGGCGGAAATGCAAAAACTTGGTAAAGTGAATTGTCAACTAATGCCGTTGCAATTGTTGTGCGAAGGGTTGTTAATGCTGTTGGCATTATCCCACCATTGAGTTAGGGCTGAGTGCGTGAGAAATTAATCCTCTAACGCGTGCCATAAGTGTATTTCCCATGCGGTAAGGCGATGGAGCAAAGTCCGGTGATACGCCACCTGAATTGCTTGCTTGACGTGCTTGCCAAATGTCAACTGAAATCATGAGTGCTGCTTCCTGAACTGCATCATCTGCTGTCCAGTCTGTATAAGTTTCTGCTGTTACTGAGCCAAAGGGTTCAATGGGATGTTTAGGCTGAATGACCGTGTGGGTCGTTGTAACTGAAATTGAGTTCTCACCAACGGCTGTGATTGTCTTTGAGCCATTGTATTTTGTGCCAGAGTTGGCAATTGTTACAGTTTGTCCAATATAAAAAATGTCTGATACTAAAATATCAAAATATAAAGTACCTGTTCCTACAATGTTGCTATGCGCTACTGCATACCATTGTGGATTCCACAACATTGGGAGAAGAACGTCATCTGCCGCATCGCATGTTGTTTGAAGGGTTGCGTCATTATATAACGTTCCCACTCCAAGTGCTGAGCGAAGTTCTGCAACTGTGCAAAGTGACATTTCTAATCCTTTCTAAAGACTGGGAGTGAGGCAAGGGCTGCGCCCCACTCCCAGCGACTTAGTTGGCTTGAATTAAGCCTGGAAGTTGTAGCGGTAGACTCCGCCGCCATCCTTCGCAACATAAATTGCAAGGTATCCGTATAGGTTGATTTCAACTTCACCTGTTGTAAGTACGTTCACACGAAGGTTAGTTGTTGGTGATTCCCAGACATAAACTGAATCTGGTGCAACGAGATACATTGAGTTATCGCCTGTACCTGTTGTGATGTTGTGGTCAACAATGAGGTTTGTACCAAGCACGTCACCAACAACAGATGTTGGACGAACTACGCCTGATTGGTTCATTGGTGCAGCAGCAGTATAAAGTGCGCGACCTGTTGTATCAGCATAAGACATAATTTGACCCCATTGTGATGGAGATGCAATAAGTGCAGATGCGTAATCTCCACCTGTATTGCCATAAATCTTTGCTGCGTTTACAGAAATAAATGATTGAAGTGCAGATGCTGAAAGCGCACGACCATCATCTTGTTTTCCATTTGCTGTCAATGCTGCAAGAAGTGCTGTGTCTGTTGCTTTTTCGTAAGATTTTCTTAACTCAGACATTAACAATTCCATAAATGCAGGAGAACTTCTGTCGATGAGTTCGAAACTCACACGGTTGAGGCCACTGAACTTGTTAATCGAAATCGTATCATAACTTGAGGTCATCCCAGTTTCTGATGGTGCTACACCTTCATCTGTATCTGCAACTGTTGGTGCTGTGTTTGGATTTGATGAAGCGTTTGTATATAAACGAGGAACAGTAAATGACATTCCACTTTCAGTTAATCCTGCACGCTTTGCTGCATTAAATGCAGGACGACCTGTGAAAGTATCTGTGATAAATGTATTTAGATGTGGTGCAAGTGTTAGACCTGTGTTTGTTGCTGTTGAATCATCTGCTGCGCGAACTACGCGACGTGAATCATCATCACCAAGTGCTGCTTTGATGTTGGCTTCTAGATATTGTGCTGATGTAATTGGTGCAACACGCTCGCGTACATTTGTAACGCTAACTGTTGGACGTGAGGCCTCTACCGCAGGGGTTTCGACCTCAGGAGTTGTTGCCTCTGCTGGAGTAATCTCCACGACGGCCTCACTTTCTGTTAGTTGGTTTGGTTCTACTGTTTCAGAAACTTCTGTTTCTTCTGCAGCAATATCAGTAACCTGAGCAGACTTAAATGCTGGTTCAGTTACTAAACTTACTTCCATGAGTTTTGCGGCTGTTACATGGATGACGCCGTTTTTGTTAAATGACTTATCAACTTCTACACCTACACTCAGCCCTGCCTGTAATCCCTCAGATGCCAGGATTAAAGCGTCAGAACCCCTGCTGCTATTACTAATTTTGAAGGATGCAAAAATTGCATCTTCTGTTTCTGTAAAAGATTGAGCGCGTCCTAGCGGCGCTTTGACGTCATGCTGTGATAGCAATTTGATTGTCTTTGGTTCTGGAATCGCTATTGAACCACGCTCAAAGATAACTTTGCCTGCTGAAGTTGACCCAGTTTCTGCTCCTAGTGGAACAATCTTTCCTGAAATCATGCGTGTATCGCTGGAGGCTTGAATATCCTGTGCGAATGACGCGTCAAATGTAATTTTCAAATTACATACCGCCGTTTCCATTAGGTGTTTGGTCTGTCATTTCCATTGCCTGTTCTAAAGTAATAAGGCCTAAGGAAAGAAGTTTTTCAATTACGAGAAGTTCCTGCATAGGGTCTTGACGTAAAAATTGTTTGTCTAAATCGAAGCGGATTTCGTTGCCATGTGCAGTCACGTCATCGAGGCTGAGTCTGTCCTCAATCGCTGAGATAAATGGTTGCAAAGAGTACGCAACAAAATCTTTTCGTGAATCTAAAACGTTTGTGTATGTATAACTAGAGTTCATGTCTGCTGATACGTAAATAGCAGGAACATTCATCATTCTTGCAATTTCAGTTGCAAAGAATTGTTTGCTTTCGTCGTACATCATTTCTTTAGGTGAAAAAGATGTCGCTTGATACTCCAAAGTGCTAGTGAGATAAGCCGTCGCACGATTATTTCTAGCCGTGCGCCAAGCAGCAAGTAATCCTTGAACTTCTTTAGGGTCTAAGTCAGCACCGTTATTTTTTAACACTCCAGAAGGCATTGGTGTAGCGGCTGCAATTGACGCCGCTTTATTCAAATCTGCTGCTGCGCGGATAAGTTCTTTTCCGCGCGCAAGTACACCTTCATCAAATGCTTGAAATGTAATTAAACTTCCAAGGCCTTCCATTGGCACTGCATAACCGTCAACATAGTATTGAGTTACATATTCGTTTTCGATATTCAAATCAAATGTTACGCGAGTATTTGCGACCCATTCAAAACGTGCAGGTCGTTGGTCATCTGCATATAATTCCGTAACCTTCCAATATGCAACGCCGTAAAATAGTAATGAGTCAACAGTCCACGCAATAGTTACTGAACGCGGTTGTGATTTAGATGGTTGCTCTAACCAAACTGGTGAACCTAATTCTTCTCCAGTTGATTTGCGGTATAACTCCAAAGGAATTGATGCAATTGTTCCTGCAATAAGATTGCGGCATCTAGCCAATGAGGCAATGCTCATGGCCTCTTCGCGGCGAATACCAAGAACACCATAATTGTAAAGATTGTAATTCTCTGACATCAATTGTGGCGCATATTGCGCCAGGACTGATGATTCTTGCTTTTGTGGTGCTTGCGTTGTAAAACGCGAAAAGATACCCATTTAGACATCTTACCATACTTTGTCTAATACTTGACAATTTAGGGTCGGTGTGTCTAGGCAACTATCTGTGGTCGTGAAACTGGCATTGATAGTTTGTGAATCACCATTGCAGTTGCAATTGCTCCAGAAACATCTCCAGCACTCTTACGTCTAACGATTCTCCAGGCAGTATCATTAGTCTTTGCTGCACAGTTGTTAAACATCTGCACTAATTCCTGTTGACCTTGATGCTCAACCCTGGAGTTCACAAATCCATCAAGTAATTCGCCACATGCCTGATAGAAACGTTGACCAGAGCAATCTTCCACCATAACGCCTGAATTTGAGAGGCGGTCTGCAATTGATTGCGTGGTGTACTTGTCAAACATCACTGCACGCGGTTTCCATAGGTCACAGAGTGCTTTGATGTCAGCCGCTATCTTCAAATCGTCTACTGCAACAGAGTTTTCCCAAGTCTGCATTAATCCAAAGCCTATTTTGCCAGAAGGAAGAATCTGGCCAGCAATAATGCTTGCATTGCGTCTTGAAGGACTCACATCAAAGGCAAAGATTGTAACTGGTCCAGGTGACATAACTAAATCACTATTTGACGTTGCTTCGATAACTCCCAAAGGCCAAGGTGATTGTAATGAGTCAACCCATTGGCAAAGTGTTTCCGTACGCGTTGTTTCAATACTGGAAGTTGTAATGCTTTCCTCAATTGCTTCTTCTGACACCGTGTAGCCAAGTGCAGGGTTAGCCATTGCCCAGGCTTGCCTGTCATCTATCTTGCAATACTGTGGTGCGCTGTATTCGTAATAACCTAAAGACTTTGGCGGATAGGACCTGGCACGCTCGACAATGTTATTCAGCACAGAACTAAAGGCATCACCTGCGTTGCTAGTGTAAAGTGCTTGCGCATTAGCGCGTGCGCGTGTTACAGGCGTTGCAGCCTGGAAAGCCTCTTCTGAGATTTCGCGCAACTCATCAATCCATAAATAATCGGCGGTTCTTCCGCGAGAACCATCTCTGGTCGCTGCGACCACGTCGAGGCGCGTTCCATCTAACAATTCTATGGATTCTGTTCCATTCGCGTACCTGATTTGCTTAACCATTGCTTTCATCGAAGGTATCGATTCGATTGTGTAGGCAATATCTCTAAATGATGTCAATGCCATGCTTCGATTAGAGGACATGATAAGGATGTTCTTAGAAGGCCACTTAAACAGGTGAGCCAAGCACATCATTCGAGCAAAGTGTGACTTTCCGGATTGTCTTGCAATCAATAGCAGGTTTGACTTACGAATAAAGTTGCCTTTGGTGTCAACTGCCAACATATCCTTTGCCACAAATTTTTGCCAGGGCAATAACGGTTGACCAAGCATCTCTGCAATATCCTCAACATCTTTTAGCAGTGATTTACCTTTGAGATATGGGCTGTGAAGCCTTGGTTCAGTTGCCCCTCGTAAGCGCTGTTTAGGTTTGGTTTTGTTTGTCATCAGTCTGGATTATTTTCCGATTGAAATGGACTGGTTCGAAGCGGTTTGGACCGTGTCGGGGAGGGACGTTCTGG